ACAGATCGATTCAATTGCCCGACGTCTACTACGGCGAGCTGCAAGGGCTGGCCAGGGCCATGTCCTTCAGCATCGCCGGCATCGCTAAGCTCGATCAACTCCAAGCCATCAAGGACAGCCTGACCGAGGCGCTTGAGACCGGCGAGACCCTGCGCGACTGGCAGAAGCGTGTGCGGGCGGGCGACATTGGCTTGGATCTGCCGGCGTACCGCCTGGAGAACATCTTCCGCACCAACGTCCAGGGCAACTACGCCCGCGGGCGCTGCGAGCAGCAGAGGCGCACCGCGGAGGCGTTCCCGTGGCGCATGTACGATGCCATCAACGACAGCCGCACTCGCCCAGCCCATGCAGCGATGGATGGCTTCGTGGCGCGGCACGACGACCCGGTTTGGCGGACTTGGTATCCGCCATGCGGGTACTCCTGTAGGTGCAGGGTTCTGGCTTTGACCGACAAGCAGGCCGCCCGTTTCCAGGCCGCCGATGCTAAGCGGATGCAGGACCCCGAGCTTGCCGATGCCCGGGCCACCGCCAAGCCGGACAAGGGCTGGGACTACAGCGTGTGCAGCGACCCCACCGAGGGGGTTCGGCGGGCGGTGGAGGCTAGGCGGCCGCTGACGGATCACCGCCTGATGAGCGCCCATGACGAGGCCGTTGCGACGGAGGCCAGACGATTGGCCGCCGTGAAAGCGGCCATCGAGGCGGCGCGTGACGACTGCCTGGCCTTCGGCCATGCGAACAACCGCGAGCGCATGATCCTGATCGACGACGTGACCGGGCGTGAGCTTGGCCGTGTAGATGGCACGCAATCGGCGGTAGCCTTCACCGACGAGATGAAGCGTCTCTTGGAAGATGCGGGCAACAGCGTGCGAATCGTTCACAACCATCCATCATCAATGAGCCTGTCGCTGTCTGGCTTGATCGCTGTCAAAGCGCACAAGGGCGCCAGCGCAATCGAGGCCATTGGGCACGATGGATCGCTCTATATCGGTGGCGCTGGTGTCGGTGGTATTGCTGATGGGGTGACGTACAGCGCGGCGATCAAGGCCGTGCAGATCGCGTTCATGGCCGAGGTTGTGGCGGGGAATATGTCAGCCCACCAGGCGAACGACATGTTTTGGCATGTCATCAATACGGCCCTGGCGCAGGCCGGCATTATTTCCTACCGCGCTATACTCTCAGTGCGCAGGCAGGAAGCGCTTGATGGTCTCAGCGATGTGTTCGCCATCGCCGTCAAGGCGGCTGTCGCGGCGATCAAAAAGCAGGCGAAACCATGATGATCATCGACCCGCCCGTTACCCCATTCAGCCCGGAGGCGGAGATCCGCGCCTGGCTTGAGGCGCTCGCTGAGATGCCGCAGGACGACTCGGCGGTGATCGATGCGACAGAACAAGCGCGCGCCTGGCTGGCAGGCGCAAAAGGGTGATCAGGCATCGCCACACCCAACGGTGATATTGCTGCGCTGGTGCAGCGTGGCCGCCTCATCAAGCAGCGCCCCAAGACTCTTCCCGCTCCTCTCCTTTTCCGCCGCCAGATAGCGCGCCGTTTCCGGCGCCACCTTGGCGGCGATCTGCACTTTTTTCTTGCCCGCCGGGAGCGGCGGGCGGCCGACTGGGTTGGCCATGGCTCTACTGTTTGCGCCCAAACCAAGCCTCAACCTCCGCAATGCCCGCATCGGTCACGGCCATGTGCCAATACTCTTGGCTGTACGGGATGCCGGTTGCTTCATGCACTGGTCTCTCGATTTCTATCAGGCCGGCGTCCTCCAGTTCGCCCAGGCAGCCGCAGGTTTCCGTGAAGTGGCGGCCGGCTTCGTCGCGCTCGCATAGGGTTGCCATGGTCTCGATCAGGTCTTGTTTGCTCATTTTTCTCTCCGGCTGTGCTTTAGTTACTCGATTACCCAGCCCATCTCACTGGCTTTCGCCAGCATCTTGGCCTTGTAAGATTCCGTAATTGTGGAGCCGCCCACAGGCTTTCCATCTTTGAAGTTGATGGCCACATAAGGCTGCGCTTCGGTGCTGCTTTGCACTTTATACGAGCCTTCGTAAGTCGCCGCCTCTTCGCGATTCATAATGATCGTGGCGCCCATCGGGTTGCTGATCTTGGTGGCCATCTCATCTCTCCGGCTTTGGTCGGGGCCCTTCCCCTTCCTGTAATTACAGTATAGCCGATATTATCTGAGATGCAAGAGTTTCGGAAAACTTTTTTCCTGCCGCCCTGACAACTCCTTGACATGAACTTTCCCAAATCGCTTGGCTACCCTGCCGAGCATGGAAAAGTCTAAGCACGCCCCCCTCTACCTCGAAGCCCCCGCGCCCACCCTCTCGCCTGCGCAAGCCGGCGATGGCCAGTCGCGTCAGCGCACCTTCTCTGGCATCGCCTACTCGGGCGAGCCGGTCAGCTACTGGGGATCGCTCCTAGTGATCGACCTGGCGAGCCTGAGCCTGCCCAAGACTTGCCCGGTCCTGCTTCAGCACGAGCGCGATAAGCGCGTGGGCGTTTGCACGCTCGCCGTCTCCGGCGCCACCTTGGCGGCGATCTGCACTTTCTTCTTACCCGCCGGGAGCGGCGGGCGGCCGACTGGGTTGGTTATGGCTATTGCTCCATGGCCTCGTAGCGAGATTCTGCATCGAGCCACTCGCAGCACAGCTCGACAACCGCGGCCCAGTCATTCTTTCCGACATCGCGCTGCGCCGATTCGGCGTAGCGCACTACGGCCATAGCCTCGTCAGTCCATCCGCTGACGATCTTATACCCGCCGAAGATAGGCTTGGTGGCAATGAATTTCGCCAACGCGGTCGGCGCGCGGAAGGTACGACGGTCTCCACCAGCGATGTTTTGAATTGTGACGTTCATTTCGTCTCTCCGGCTTTGGTCGGGGCCATTCCCCTTCCTGTAATTACAGTGTAGCCGATATTATCTGAGATACAAGAGTTTCGGAAAACTTTTTTTCAGCCGCCCTGACAACTCCTTGACATGAACTTTCCCAAATCGCGCGGCTACTTTGCCGAGCATGGAAAAGACTAAGCCCGCCCCGCTCTACCTCGAAGCTCCCGCGCCCACCCTCTCGCCTGCGCAAGCCGGTGATGGCCAGGCGCGTCAGCGCACCTTCTCTGGCATCGCCTACTCGGGCGAGCCCATCAGCTATTGGGGTTCGCCCATGGTCATCGACCTGGCGAGCCTGATCCTGCCTAACCAATGCCCGGTCTTGCTCCAACACGAGCGCGATAAGCGCGTCGGCGTCTGCACGCTCGCGATTGTCGATGGCGCCTTGCGCACCCAAGGCCGCCTGCTGGCCAATGAAGAGGCGCAGGAGCTGGCCGCCGATGCCGATGGGGGCTTCCCCTGGCAGCTCTCTGTCCACGCCGAGCACGGGTCGGTGGAGGAGGTCAAATCCGGCGTCCAGATCCAGGTCAACGGCCGCACCCTCGCGGGGCCGATTGTCATCTATCGCCAGACCCGCATCCGCGAGCTGTCCTTCACGCCCACTGGCGTCGATTACCGCACCGAGGCGCATGTCTTGAGCGCCATCCTACCCACTGAGGCCCCCACCATGACAGAGAGCACCACCCAGGCGCCACCCGCCGATCTGACGGCCACGGTGGCCGATCTGACCGCGCAACTGGCGACCGCCACTACCCGCGCTGAGACCGCCGAGGCGACACTGGCCGATCTGCACCGGGCGACTCGCCTGGCGGCCGTGACGGAAACCTTCAACAAGCTCGGCCGGCCGGTCGGCGAGGCCGAGACCGCCGTCTACCTGGGGTTGCCGGATGACGCGTGGGAGCAGGTCGCGAAAGACCTGCTCGCATCCAAACCCGCTGCCCCTGCGCATCTGTTCTCGGAGCAGGCCACCGGCGACCCCGCCGCGCCGCCACCAACCCCATCGCTCAACCTGTCCGCCATCTATGCCGCCCGTCGTGAGGTGACCCAATGACCACTATGGCCGCCCGCACGGGCGAATTCCTTCTGTCCGAGGCCCCCGCCACCCTGAGCCGCGAGGCTGTCGTGATCGCCTCCGGGGCCGGCGCCCTGGTAGCCGGCTCGGTCCTGGGCCGCACCACCAAGCGCCAGGCCGCCGCTCCGATCCCGACCATCGTCGGCACCGGCACCGGCGTCATGACCGGCCTGACCTTCGGCCCCGATGTCCAGGTTGGCAGCTACGTCATCACCCTGGCGGCTACGTCTGCCACCGCCGCCTTTACCGTGGTGGCCCCGGATGGCACGTCCCTACCGAATGGCGCGGTTGGCACGGCCTACAAGTCCAACCACTTGTCCTTCCTGATCGCCAATGGCGGGACCATGACCATCGGCGATGTGTTCACCGTGGTCGTCACCGCGGCGGGCACGCCCGTCCTGGTCGGTACCGGCTCGGGCACCGTCTCCGGCATCACGCTGGGCAAGTACGCCAAGCACGGCACCTACAAGGTGCGCCTGACGGCTACCAGCGCCACGGCCCTGTTCGAGGTGATCGATCCCGACGGCCAGGTCGTCGGCACCGGCAACGTCGCGACGGCGTTCACCTCCGACCACGTCAACTTCACCCTGGCCAACGGCGGGACCATGACGCTGGGGGACTACCTCAACATCATCGTCGCGGGCTACGCCGCGCCCACCGCGGCCCTGTGGGACCCGCTGTCGGTGACCGGGCTTGGCGATGCCTGGGGCGTCCTGCTCGCAGCGACCGACGCCTCTAGCGCGGCCCAGGATGCCGTCGCCATTACCCGGCTGGCGGAGGTCGCCATCGACAAGCTGGCGTGGAAGTCCACCGTCACCGCCGCCCAGAAGGCCGAAGCCTACCGGCACCTGGCCGCCTCCCACATCGCCGCCCGGAGCTAACGCATCATGCCCATGGTAGATCCCTTCACCCCGTCCGCCTTCACGCTTACGGCGCTGACCGCGGCCATCAACAACCTCAAGTACGCCCCCGCGCGGTTGTCCGGCTTCTTCGAGGAGTCCGGTATCAGCACGCTCCAGGCGGCCGTAGACATCCAGGACGGCGTGCTGTCCCTGGTTGACGTGGCCCCCCGCGGTGCGCCAGGCGATCCGGTGTTCGGCGGGGCACGTAGCGCGATCCCGTTCATCATCCCCCACCTGCCCGAGCGCGGGCAGATCCTCGCGGATGAGGTTCAGGGCGTGCGGGCCTTCGGTTCTGAGAACATGGGCGAGGTCCTGACCACGCGCCTGAACGAGCGCCTGATGCAGATGCGCCGGAACATCGACTACACCCTGGAGTCGCACCGGCTGTCCGCCCTGATGGGCAACTACATCGACGCCAACGGCAACAGCACCAGCCTGTTCACCACCTTCGGCGTGGGTCAGCAAACGCTGAGCTTCGTCCTCGGCACCACCACCACCAAGATCCGCAGCAAGTGCCTGACGGTCTTGGGTTACATCGAGGCGGCGCTCGATGGGGTTCCGTTCACCGGCGTCCGCGCGCTGTGCGGCTCGACCTTCTTCGAGAATCTGGTCACGCACACCAACGTCGAGGCCACCTTCCTGAATCAGGCCCAGGCGGCGGAACTGCGCGGCGACCCGCGCCAGGAACTGAACTTCGGCGGGATCGTGTTCGAGCGCTACCGCGGCACCAGCGCGGTGAAGGTCGGCGACAACGATGCCTACGCCTTCCCGGTCGGTGTGCCCGGGCTGATGATCACCCGTTTCGCGCCCGCGAACTACAACGAGACTGTCAACACCATCGGCTTGCCGTACTACAGCAAGGCCGAGCCGTTGAAGTTCGGTAAGGGCTACGAGCTGGAGGCGCAATCCAACCCGCTGAACCTCGTCACCCGCCCAGCGGCTGTGATCAAGCTCACTGTCGCCTAAGCCGCCATGGCCTACGCCACGCCTGCCGAGCTGCGCGCGCGCTATCGCAAGGGGCTGGACTCGGACCAAGACGAGTTCGCCCTACGCGAGGACGCGGATCTCGCGCAGGCGCTGGAAGCGGCCTCAAGCGAAATCGACAGCTACCGGCCGCAAGGTGGGCCGGTGTCTGTTGTGGCGGCGTCTATCTTGCGCGACAAGGCGATGGCCCTCGCGCGGATGCTGCTCTATCAGGATCAGAGCATCGACGAGGGTCACCCCATCGTGCGGGAGGCCCTGGCGGTGCGCGCCTGGCTGATGCTGCTTGGGCGCGGAACCATCCGCCTGCCGGTCGATGCCGAGACGCCATCCGCCCCAGCGGCCCCGACGCGGACGATGGTTTATGGCGACGACTGGAGCGCCCTCTATGAGCCGGCGGTGCTATGACTGGCATCTCTGTCACGGTCGATAGCGCTGAGGTAAATCGCGCCCTGCGCGCCATGGCGGCGCGCCTGGGCGACATGCGCCCGGCGATGGAGCTGATCGGGCAGGCGATGGTAACCGAGAAGGACCTCGGCTTCCGTGCCGAGACAGATCCCTGGGGGAACCCGTGGGCCAAGTTGAGCGCCGTAACCATGGGGCGCCGCCGCGGTACCAGCGCGCAGATCCTGCGCGATACCGGGATCATGCAGAACAGCATCACCTTTGATGCCGGGAAAAACAGCGTGGTAGTCGGGACGAATGAGCCGCGCGCCAGAACGCACCAATTCGGCGCCAAGCAAGGCGCCTATGGCCGCACCAAGCGCGGCGGGCCTATCCCCTGGGGCGACATCCCGCGGCGCGCCATGCTGCCGCTGGACAAGGCCGGCAACATCGACATGCCAACCGATCACATCGAGACCATTCTCGACATCTTGCGCGGGCACCTGGAGCGGCACGGATGAAAAACATCTGCACCATCAAGCCAGGCGACACGCTGTTTCTCGAATGCACCGTCACTGAGGACGATGGCACAACCCCGCTCAACCTCACCGGCTGGACTATCGCCAGCCAGGTGCGCACCAAGCGTGGCCTCCTGCTCGCGGACCTAACCGTGGATCTGCATACGCCTATCGCGGGTCAATACTCCCTGCGTACCGACGCGACCACAACCTGGCCGACGGGCATGGCGGAGATGGACATCTCCTACAGCGATTCCGGCGGGCGGGTGATGTCCACTGAGACGCTGATCCTCCACATTGAGCACGATGTGACGCACTCGTGATTACCAACATCGAAAGCACGTCGCTGAACACGCAAGTGGCGGCGACCGTGCAAGTGACAACGATGGGGAACCCGGGCCCCCAAGGACCGCAGGGAGTGCCCGGCAGCGGGGGAATCACCGACGCACCACTGACCGGCGGTCCCTATGGGCGCCAGGCGGGCGCCTGGGCCGAGGTGGGCGGCGGGGCGAGCGACATTACCATTGACGGAGGTTATTTCTGATGGCGGATACGCTACGAATCAAGCGCCGGTCTGCTGGGGGCGCCGCTGGCGCACCAGACACCTTGGCCGCGGCGGAGTTGGCCTACAACGAGGTGGATGACACCCTCTACTACGGAAAGGGTGACAATCTCGGGCAGGCGCAAGAGATCAAGGCCATTGGTGGAGCGGGCGCCTTTGCGCTCGCTGGTCATGTCCATCCCATGCCGCGCATCGAGCAGCTTACCAGCGCTACGGCTGTTGAGGTGTCCGAGGCCGATCCGGCATCGCTCGATGGTCTGTATCTGTCTGGTTACCCCATCGACGGCAAGGCCGCCTATATGGGGGCGGCGGACGTCACGCTCACGCTGGCGTGGAGCACGGGCGATGCGCGCTGGGAGTTGGGGGATAGCGCTGGGGTCAAGTACGTCTCGTCGGACGACGTGGAGACTCCGGATCAGGCCACCGCTTGGGGGTCGGTCGGTTTCGATGCGCCGCTGGTTTGTCAGCACATGACCTATCCAGAAGTGTCGGGGCTGTACGAATTCGATGTTGATTCGTTCCAGGAAGACGGCACCCTGCGCTATGTGCAAGACGTTCTAGTAGACGCGGCAGTCGTTCAATGGTACCCAGACGACGGGGCGTTCTGGTATTGGTTTACAAGCTCTGGGGTAGGGATTGCTTACTCGCCCAGCGCCGTTGCTCCCAGCGCCTGGCGGTCCTGCCTATTGGATGTCAGCGGGGCTGGTGAGCAACTGGTAAACGGGGAGTACGGCTATTTCCAGTACGGAGATCGCATATCGTATTCGTATGGAACCTCTATCATTCAATGGTCAGGATCAGCTTGGGAGATTCTGGAGAACCAGAATTACACAGTGCTGTATCACTCTGATGAAGATGCGCCAAGCCCAGATCTGTGCACCGAGTGGATAGCGGACGCCGGTCCGCTGCCCGTGCCCGTCGTTACGCTGGTCGAGCCAAATCCTGCTGTTGTCGTCTCACCCTTGCCGGCGCCGCTCCTCGCCGTCACCGCCCCGCCCGCCGAATTTCCGGTCGTGACCGACGGCAACGGGGCGTTCAAGATTTCTCGCCAACCTCAAGGTTATCCGCTGAGGTTCACGGCACCTGCCGGGTGGGATACGCCGCAGGGTCTCGCCGCCGGCCTCATCGAGGCCATGGGGATCGAGCTTGCTCCATCCGATGGCGAACTTCATGGAGCGCCAGTGAGATTCAGTCTACACATTCCGCCGAATAAATGGGGATGTCTGAAGGCATATGTTGATTTTGGCGCCATGATCGCGGAGTGGGCTGAGTTCGGCTTAGGCGTCAACCAAGGCGATACCGTGATGGTGTATTCCGTCGCGGTGCAATGGTAATGGTGTGACGGTGACCAGCCGCGAAACCCCCTGCCTCTATCTGCACGCTCCAACAGATGACATCGATCCGGCGTGGTGCGGCCTCGGGCTCGGATACCCGGCGATGTGCCTGAAGTGCGAACAGTACGAAGCCACGTGGAATAGGCCCGATGAGTACGAGATCGCCGCCTGGAGGTTGGTAACGCAATGAACAAGTGGCTCGCAATACTCGCGGTCCTGCGCCAAGGGGCGATGCTCACCAATGCAGCGACCTGGAAAGAGCGCCAAGTCCTGGTCAACGCCATCGCTGGCCTGCTGACCGCCGGCTACATGCTCGCCCGCTCCCAAGGCTGGATCACCATCGAGGTGGACAATGCCGCTCTCCTGGATCTCGGCAGCGCCATCGGCGCGGTACTGTATACGGCGTTTAACATCTTCTTCACGGCGGCGACGACCAAGAAGATTGGCTTGGCCCCTGCTGATCCTGTCCCTGCTCCTCCTAGCCAATTGCGCGAGCCCCAGGGATCGGCTAGATCCGAGTCGGTGCAGACCGACCCTAAGCGGGTTCAAGGAGACGATTCAAAACGCAGTCCAAACCCGTTCCTGGACAACAACTGAGATGCCTGGCCTTGCGCCAGGTATTGACTGTGACTACTGATATGGATAGCCGTGCATTTCTCTACTTCGCCGCCTGCGCCGCAACCGCCATCATTTTCGGCGGGGCCGTGGCCCTGGGCTACCTGACGGAGGCCCTGGCCAGGTGAACGAGGAGCCGTGCAGCCACCTAGTACATGGTATCCCCAGATGCTATCTTGGGTGGAATACTCGGCTAGACTGCACCGGTTGCTGTAGCTACGACCCGCATCCAGACCCAGCCCTTCAAGACTGGGTGACTTGGAATGAACTAAGAAACGGCGTCGGTACCCGCACCGGCGACGACAAGACCAACCAGGCGGGCCAGCGAGGCGAAGGTGAATGAGACAACAAAAAATGGCATCCGCAGGTTCATTCAATCCGCCTGGGATTACCTTCCGCAAGCACTGGTCCTCTCCGTCGGGGGTATCGCTGCTTTTGTCTTTGGCCTTTGGCTTAACGGCCGGGACATGCGCGATGATCTTGACCGGGTTATGGCCGAGCAGCAAAACGGCCGACTATGCGAGCGAGTGGGGTCCTGCCCCTGTATCACAGGGTTTGCCAACACAATCGCTGACTGCAAGCAGACTATTGCACTCTCCCGCGAGCACATTGAGTCTCACAACCGCGAGGCAGAGCAGTGGAAGCAACGGATCATTCGTATTGAGCAACAGTTATTTGAGATAGGACGGCATCAATGAGCGCCTATGCCCTGTGGTCCCTATCCGCACCCGCCTGGTGGTGGGCCGAGTTCGCGGCCTACTGGGGGCAGCACGCGTGCTGACATCGCTCCAAGCGCGGCAGCACTACGGCGACCCCAAGGCGGAGTCCGCCATGGTGCTGTTCGATGTGCCGCGCGAATGCCAGGCGGCGGCGATCCCGCGGCGGATCTACTGCAACCGGGATCTGGTGGGGCCGTTGACGAAAGCCCTGGCCCTGGTCGTCAACCGCGGCCTGGCCAGCAAGATTCGGACCTGGGACGGCTGTTTCAACATCCGGGCCAAGCGCGGCGGTGCGTCACCGTCGCTGCACTCCTGGGGACTGGCAATCGACATCAATGCCTCGTGGAATCGGATGGGCCAGCCATCCACCCAGGACCCGCGCCTGGTAGCTTGCTTTACCGAGTCAGGGTTCGACTGGGGTGGTACATGGACGCGCCAGGATGCCATGCACTTTCAGCTTGCGGAGATACCGAAATGAAAACGCTCCTCGCAATCGCCCTATCCACGACGCTGTTTGTCGGGTGCGCGACCGCGCCCCTCCCTGCGCAACAAGAGGCCCTGGCCTCCGTCGGCATCGCCAGCGCCATCGAGCGCACGACCGATCCGGCCAAGACCGCCGCACTGGTCATCGAGATTGCCACCATGCCGCTGTCCGTGGACGGCGTAGCGAGCACCGTCAAGGCCCACGTGAACTATGAGAGGCTCAAGCCTTCGATCCAATTGGCCATTGACGCCATCCTCGACGAGCTTGACCGCCAATTTGCCGCCGACCTCACCGCAGCCGACAAGGACGCGACCTTGGCCCTGTGGCGCCGCGCGGCCATTGCCGCGGCTGAGCGGTACCTACCACATGGCTGAATACCGCGAAGCCGCCGTTGAGGGCACGTCCCGGGTCCGCGCCCGGGCCATGCACTTCAACAACCCACTGGACGGGCTGCCTTCGGTCTATGTGGAGGAGGAGCGGGTCACACTCCTGAATAGCCATAACATCATCACCGATTGCGCGGGCGTCATGGGCAGCGGCGAATTGCCGGTCATTAGTGAGCCCATGACGGACATGGCGGCCACCTTCGCCCTGCGCGACCCGGTTACCGGCGAACCCGATCCAGGCGGCACCACGGCCACCTATGGCCAGGTTTACGTCATGCTTTATTCGCTCTATTGGCACTTGGCCGAGGCGCGCGATGCCGCTCTTCCTTGATCCAAGCCTCGTCGTCGAGGCCCTGTCCGGGCTTATCCCGGGCACTGTGGCCGAGGTGGTAGAATTCACCGATGCGGCGCGGTCCAATCCGGCCAAGGCGCTGCCGAAATGGCCGCGCATTTCCGTGGTGGCCGAGCGTACCGCGCCTGTGGCTTCCCGCGGGTTATCGGATTCAGGATCGGTCGAGGAGACGATGCTCCTCCTGATCCAGGTCAAAACCAATGCCGTAACGGTCGCGGACGCCCAGGCGGCAGATGCCATGCTGGCCATTCGCGAGGCCGTCTACACCAGCTTGCAGGGCGTACCCGTGGCCGCCGGGTGGAAGCCGTCTCGCTATAGCGGCGGGCAATTCGTCGGCGTGGATGCCGATGCTATTTACACCTGGGGCGAGCGCTACGTCATGCCCCGCCTTTGTTGATCCACCGGAGAATCTGCCATGAGTTGCGCAAACCTTACCACCGCCGCCGGGACCAAGCTGTATTACAGCGCCACCCTCCCGACGACCTACGACGAAGCCGGCTACGCCGCCCTGACCTGGGTCGAACTGGCCGATATTTCCAGTATCGGCGAATTTGGAAAGGTCTACGCCACGGCGACCTTCAAGCCTCTGGCCACCCGCACCACGTGCAAGCGCAAGGGGTCCTACGACTTCGGGTCGATCCAGATGGGGCTTGGCTACTCCTCCGACGCCGCCGGCACCACAGCAATGCTCGCCGCCCTGGCCAGCGACCTCGGCTATGCGTTCAAAATCGTCCTGAACGACGCGACCGCGACCTTGGTTCTCCCGACCAAGTTCTATTTCGCCGGGCAGGTCATGTCCTTCAAAATCAATCCTGGGTCAGACCCGGATGCGTTCGTCACCGCCACCCTCGAAATCCAGATCGACGGCGACGTGCTGACCGATGCCCGCTCCGCGACCTAACCCATAACCAGCAAGAGACAACCCTATGGCAAGTATCAGCAGCATCCACTTTTCCGCCACCAGCCCCATGCCGGTGCGCCATCCGGCCACCGGGGATGTCATGCGCATGGCCGACGGGCGCGAGCAGGTGATCCACCTTGCGGGCATGGATAGCCCGCAGTTCCGCAAGGTCATGGCGGACTACCAGGACCGGATCATCCGCAAGCGCAAGCCGGGCGGTGCAAAGGAATCCGAGGCCAACGCCATCGAGGCGGTCACCGCCTGCACCATGGGCTGGCTCCTGGAGGGCGATGACGGGGAAGAGATGCCGTTCAGCGCGGAGGCCGCGCGCGCCCTCTACACCGAGCATCGCTGGCTGCGCGTCCAGTGCGATGAATGGATGGGGGAGCGCGCGAACTACCTGGGGGAATCCGCGAGCGCCTGACGCTGTGGGCCAGGCAGCACGCCTGGCTGCACACCACGCCCCGCCGCAAGGATGAGCCGGGGCGCAAGTCAGGCGCACAAGGACCGCCCCTAGAGGCCCGCATAGAGGCGTTCCTGGCGCAGCGGGAACGTGGGAAGGACCCCGCCGAGCTGGACCTGCCGGAGACGGGGGACGATCAATGCCTGCTCGATTGGCTATTCGAGGCCGGGGTGATGCGCTGGACGGAAGGCGGCCCGCGGGGGCTCGCCTGGCCGGACCTGGCTGCCTGGCAGGCCATGACCCAGACCGCGCTTACCCCCTGGCAAGCGGCGACTATCCACCACCTCAGCGCCGCCTATGCCGCGTCCGCCGGTGCGGCGCTCGATCCAATGTGCCCATCGCCCATGGATGTGCCCATTGACCAGGACCGCGTAGCCGCCCAAGCCGCCGCCGTGTTCGGGCTGTTTGCCCGGCCCGAAGAACCAGAAGAGATCTAGCCATGGCAGACCCCACGCTGAAGGTAAAAATCCAGGTCGAAGGCCAGGATGCCGCGGCGGCCGGGGTCAAGAAGGTCAAGGCGGCGACCGACGAGTTGGGCGGGGCGAGCAAGAAGCTGGCCACCGAACAGGACAGCCTCGGCGCCGCCACGCGCGCCACCACCGCCGCCATGTCTGCCTTTGGCGCGGCCCTGTCCGTTGCTGCGCTCGTCAAGTTTTCCCGCGACATTGCCACTGCCAAGGACGAAATGGCGGCGATGCGCCAACAGGCCCTGATGATGTCTGGGAGCACGCAGGGATTCGAGTCCCTGTATGCCTCCGCGCAACGCCTGGGCGTCGGACTCAAGGATGCCAGCCAGGCGGTCAACTTCTTTGCCCCCGCCCTGGCCAAGCTCGGCAAGAGCTACGAGCAGTCCATCGAGTTCAGCGAAAACCTTACCAAATCCATGCGCGTCTATGGGCTGGAGGGGCAGGCCGCGTCCAGCGTCACCACTCAGCTAGCCCAAGCTCTGTCATCCGGCACCCTCGGCGGCGACGAGCTGAAATCCCTACGCGAGAACGCGGGGGGCTTGGCCATGAAGCTGGAAGAGGCCATCCAGCAGGTCCTTGGCACCACGGACAGTCTGAAGGACCTCGGCACCCAGGGGCGGTTGTCCAGCGAGGTGGTGTCCACCGCCTGGGAGATGGTCTTCAAGGAACTCAAGGGCAA